CTGGCGATATTATTTTTGGAGATGACGATAAAGCTATTTTTGGTGCTAGTTCAGATTTAAAAATTTACCATAATGGAAGCTCAATTATTTCTGAAGAAGGTGGTGGAACTTTACAGTTAAGAACAAATGGACCTTCTATTAATTTACAAAAAGAAAACTCAGAAGATATGGCTGTCTTTACTGCTGATGGTTCAGTAAGTCTTTGGTATGACAACGCAAAGAAATTTGAAACAACATCTACTGGTGCAACAGTTACAGGAGTTGCATCTGCAAGTGGTGCTTTTCTTAGCACAGTTAATAATAGTTTATTAACTTTTGGTGGTGGTAATGCAGGTAATGTTGGCTCTAACTTAACTATGTATGGTGGAGCAAATGGTAGTGCAGGTGATTTTAGATTTAGAAATGCAACTACAATAAATGCTTTTATAACTGGAGGTGGACAAATTCAAGGAGTAGGTGGCGCAGTTTCTGCTCCAACTTTTTCTTTTACAAACGACTCCAATACTGGAATGTCTAGACCAACAACTGATGCTATAAATTTTGTAACTGCTGGTGCAGAGAGAGCTAGGATTGATGCGTCTGGAAATTTATTAGTGGGAACTACAAGTTCTAGTTCGGTAACAGCTGGTATTAAATTACTGGCAAGTAATGCAATCGCTTCTGTTATAAGTGGTGGAACTTCTGGATATTTTGGAAGATTATCAAATGATGGTGATGTAATTAAAATTAGAAAAGATAGTGCAACAGTTGGAGTTATAGGAACTCAAAACTGGGGTATCGGAACCTCAAATCCAATAACACCAATTCATATAAACAGTAATACACCTATTATAACTTTTGAAGAAACTGACCAAAGTAATAGAAGATTTCAAATAGGTTCTTTTGGTAACGCTTACGCAATTTATGATGCAACCAATACTCAATTCAGATACGTTTTAGATAACAGTGGTAATCATATTTTTAATGAAGGAAGCCAAGATTCTGATTTTAGAGTTGAGAGTAATGGTAATGCACATATGTTATTTGTTGATGGTGGTAATGATAATGTTGGAATAGGAACTGGAAGTCCAGACACTAATGCTAATTTAACTGTTTCTTCAGACAATACAAAATCTTGGATATTTTTTGAAAGGTCTGGAAGTGGAAGAAACGATACTGCTATAGGTAATAGTGGTGGTAACATGGTTATTAAAACTGGTGGTGATGGTTGGTCTAACTTATCAGAAAGAATGCGTATCGACAGTTCTGGTAATGTATATATAGGAAAAACATCTGGTATACTTGCTAATGTTGGACATGAATTTAATGCAGGTTCTTATGCTTCTCACACTAGAGATGGTGATGTTACTTTATATTTAAATAGAAAATCAAGTAATGGAACAATACAAGAATTTAGAAAAGATAATACAAAATTTGGTAGCATAAGTTGTGATGCTAGTCAAAATCTTACAATACAAGGAAAAGCAAGTTCAGATTTTTCAATTTTATTTGGAACAAACAAACTAAATCCTAAAAATTATGCAGGAACAGCAGCTAAAGATAATGCTGTTGATTTAGGAGATAATGACGATAGATGGAAAGACATCTATCTAGGTGGTGGTGCTTTTCTTGGTGGTACAGGCACAGCAAACAAATTAGACGATTACGAAGAAGGAGCTTGGACACCAAATTTAGATGGTATTAATTCATCAAATGCTTCTGGTCAATACACTAAAATTGGAAATGTATGTACTGCTAAATTTAAAATTAGTTCAGATGGTTCTGGTAGTAATATTAATATTACAGGATTTCCATTTACTTCACAAGCTGGATGTGAACAACAAGGATTATCTAGAGAAACACAAACTAGTGGTAAACTTTTCTTTATAAGAATGCCTGCAAGTGCTGTTGCTGCAACTATTATTCGTTATGATGCCAGTAGTAGTATTACCAGTAACGACACTTTTGAAGGTCAAATAACATACATAACAAACACATAACAACAACAACAAAGGAGAAACAACATGGCAATAATAAATACATGGTCCTTCCCAAATTTTGAGACGGACTCTGATAACAAAGTGAAGAACATTCACTGGAGATATACAGCAGTTGACGGAGATTACTCTGCGTCTATGTATGGATCTTGTGCAGGTTCTGAAGGTATGGATTTTGATGCTATGACTAAAGAAAGTGCAATTGCTTGCGTATTAGAAATGTCTGATACAACGGAAGAAGATATGCAATCAAACTTATCTGCACAAATTGATAGTCAAAAAGCACCAGAACTTACATCAAAAACAAAAAGCTGGTAGTAAATAAAATATTATGTTTTTTGGAGCAACTACATTTTCACAAGCCCCTTTTGCAGGGCAAGGAACAGTTAATGTAGTTGTTAACGTTACAGGTAAACAAACTAATTTTAGTATTGGTAATGTAACTGTAAGCGGAGATACATTAGTAAGTGTAACTGGAAATAGATTAAATATTTCTACAGGTAATGTTACAGTAATTGCAAATGCAATTGCAGCAGTAACAGGAAGTAGAGTTAATATTGCTACAGGTTCAGTTACATTTGCCGGTGATGCTATAGTCAATGCATCAGGAAACAGATTAAATTTAGCAATTGGAAATGCTACAGCTCAAGGTGGAACTGGAATAATAGTTACACCAAATGGTAGTAGAATAAATGTTGCAACTGGAACAGTTACTGTAACTAGTGATGCAATAGTATCTGTTACAGGAAATAGATTAAATGTAGCAATTGGTAATGTTACAATTAGTGGAGATGCTTTAGTAAATGTTACAGGTAATAGAACAAATATTGCAACAGGTACCGTTACTGTAACTGCAAATGCGGTTGTATCACCAGATGGTAGTCAAATAGAAATATCAACAGGTCAAGTTTCTATAAGAGCTTGGAGTAATTTAGATCCTAATGCAAATCAAACCTGGACTACTTTAAATACAGGTGCTACAAGCTCTTGGGCAGGTGTAAATACAAGTGCTACAGGCACTTGGGTAGAAATAGATACTTCAGTTTTACCTACAAAACCGTAGTTGACCGTGTTAAAAAATTAATATAACATACAGAATAAGGAGAATATATGGCATCAAGTACATCAAATGATTTAAAATTAGAACTCATTGCAACAGGTGAAAAGTCAGGATCTTGGGGTGGAATTACTAATACAAACTTAGAAATTTTAGAACAAGCAGCATCTGGATATTTAGCTTTAGCAGTAGGTTCATCAGACGTAGCATTAGCTTTAACAAGTTTTGCAACATCAAATGGTAAAAATTTATATTATAAATTAACAGGAACATTAGCAGCAAACAGAACAGTTACTATGCCTAGTTCTGCTGAAAGAGTTTTTATCGTAGAAGATGCAACAGCAAGATCTTCATCTAATTATACTTTAACAGTTAAAACAGTATCGGGTAATGGAATTACTATTCCCGTAAAATCTAAAATGGTTTTATATTCCGATGGAACTAATATTCATTCTGGACCTATGACAAAAGGTTATGTAACAGTTACAGCTGCATACACTGCAGTTGCAGGAGATCAAGTTATGGCAAATACTACAGGCGGAGCAATTACAGTAACTCTACCTGCATCACCAAGTACAGGCGATGAGGTATCTTTTTTAGATGCACGAGGAACATTTAATTCAAACAATTTAACTATTGGTAGAAATAGTCAACCTATTGAAGGTGCAGCGGCAGATGATGTACTTAGTACAGCTGGGCAATCAATTACTTTAGTATATGTAGATTCTACAAGAGGTTGGACATATAAAACTAATACAGCATAAGGAGCGTCATAAGTGGCTCTTATTGACTTTAAAATATTACCTGGAATAGACAAACAGACTACTGGAGCTGGCGCTGAACAACGTTGGGTTGATTCTGATAATGTTAGATTTAGATATGGATTACCTGAAAAAGTTGGCGGATGGCAATCACCTATTAAAAAATCTATTATAGGATTAGCTAGACAACAACATGCTTTTGTAAGTTTAGATGGAAAAAAATATATAGTTATTGGTACTGATAAATTTTTAATTGTTTACTATGATGGTGAACTTTATGATATTACACCTTTAGCATCTACACTTAATTCTTGTACTATTACAACTGTTTCAGGATCTGCTAGTGTAACCATTACAAAAAACTCTCATGGTTTAAGTGCAGGAGACATTATATTATTAAGTCAAACAACTTTACCTTCAGGTACAGGTTATTCTACATCTGATTTTAATGATAAATTATTTCAAGTGACTTCTGTTACTAATGTAAATAGTTTTGTAATTACACAAAGCTCTAATGCAACAGGAGCAGCTGGTCCAGGTGGTAGTATAGATGTAGCTCCATATGAAACTGTTGGACCACAAACTCAAACGGCAGGTTATGGTTGGGGCACAAATACTTGGGGCAATAGTACATGGGGAACTGCTTCTACAACAAGTAGCGTGATTCTAGAACCAGGCCTCTGGAGTCTAGATAATTTTGGTCAAGTATTAATTGCAACTATTGCAAATGGTAAAACATTTACATGGAATGCAGGAGCTAATAATCCATTAACTGTTAGAGCTGCACAAAATACAAATAATTTTGAAACAACAAATAATCCTACAGCATCTAGATTTACAATGGTGTCACCTACAACAAGACATTTAATTCATTTTGGAACTATATTACCTGGAACTTCAGATCAAGATGATATGGCTGTAGTTTTTTCTGATCAAGAAAATATTAATAGCTATGTTCCAACTTCTGTAAATACTGCGGGTTCTCAAAGATTACAGGATGGTACTAAATTAATGGGAACATTAAGAGCAAAAGAAACTATAATGGTATGGACAGATAATGCATTATATAACATGCGATTTATTGGAGCTCCATTTACATTTGGATTTGAACAAGTAGGTACTAACTGTGGATCAGTTGGTCAAAACGCTGCTGTTGAAGTTGATGGTGTTTCTTTTTGGATGTCACCAAAAGGATTTTTTGCATTTGATGGTACTGTTAAAACAATTCCATGTAGTGTAGAAGATTATGTTTACAGTGATATAGATCTTACAAAAGGTCAACAAGTATATGCAGGTATAAATAATTTATATACAGAAGTTATTTGGTATTATCCTTCTGCAAATTCTGAATATGCAGATAGATATGTTATATATAATTACACCGATAAAGTTTGGTATACAGGAACAGAACCCAGAACTACTTGGTTAGATGCTAGTGTATATCCAAAACCTTTTTCTACAAAATTTACAAACACAGGAACAGCTAATTTTCCAACAGTAGTTGGTGAAGCTGGTTTAGGTAAGTCACAATTTTTTGAACAAGAAATAGGAACAGATCAAGTAGATGAAATAGGAACTGTAACTACTGTTAGTTCTTTTATTAAATCTTATGACTTTGATTTACAAGGCCAAAGTGGAGAAGCAGGAGATGTATTCTTAGCAGTAAGACGTTTTGTACCTGATTTTAAAGACCTAAATGGCAATGCTAAAGTAACTTTATCTATCAAAAGATATCCTCAACAATCAGATACTGTAAGTAGTTTAAGTCCCTTTACAATTAACTCAAGTACTGATAAAAAAGACACTAGAGCTAGGGGTAGGTTTGTCAATGTAAAGATTGAAAATGACTCAGCTTCACAATCTTGGAGATTTGGAACTTTTAGGTTAGATATACAACCAGACGGAAAAAGATAATGGCATTATACGAAGACGTTATTAAATATTTAAATGAAAAAAATAAAGGTGGTGGAACATCTGGTGGGATGTTTGACAACTACGATGAATCTAAAAATCCATTCATAATGGATTTTGATAAGGATGAAAAAACTGATGCAATTCCTTTTAACAATCCTATAGTAGAAGCAGCTAGAAGAGATAATGATAATGATAATAATAATCCTTACAATATGAATTCAATGAATAATCCAAATATGAGAACTCAAAAAGATTATATGGACCCAAGAAGTTCTATGATGGAGAAAGCACAAAAAAAAGGTTTTTCTGTTAAAGGTTTATTAAAAGGTTTAGCATTAAATGCTATTCCAGGTATGGGAATGATGAATATGGTTAAAGGTATTACAGGTCTTTTACCTGCAAATAAAAGAGCTTTAATGGAAAATGATTTATTGGGAAAAGGATATAGTTTAAACAGCGCTGGTCAAATTGTAACAGATAACTATAATAGTAAAGAAGGTATTATGGCTGGTCTTAATGCAAATCAAATTAATGCAGCAACTTTTGATAAAAAAAATGCAAGACTTGAAAAAACTTTAGCAGATAAATATGGATTAAGTCCATCAGATATTGCTGCTGCAAAAGCCGGAACTTATTCAGGTAATACAAAAGCGCAAAATATAATAGATAGATTAGGATATACTGCTCAAGCTCAAGCAGATATATTAGGTAGTACAAAAACAGCAGAAGAATTAGAAGAAGAAATTAATGATTTTAAAAAAAATCAAAGCTTTATGCAAAAACTAGGTATTGCAACACCTAGTTTTGCTAATACGTTTCAAGATGTAGGAGTTAAAGCTGCGAATACTGAAAGAGCAAGAGTTGAAGAAGTAAGAATAGCTAACGAAATAGCAACGAAAAAAGCACTAGAAGAATTAAAAAACAAAGGTGGTGGTAATACAGGCGGCGGTGGTGGTCATGGAGGCGGTGCTGATCAGTCAGGTGGTGGTTATAAAGATGGAAGTGGTTATAATGAAGGTAATTTCTGTTTTGATCCAAACACTCTTATTCAAATGGCTGATAGTTCAACTAAAAAAATTAAAGACATACAACTTGGAGATAATACTAAAGGTGGAGAAGTTACAGGTGTATTCCAATTTAAAGCAACTGACGAAATACATGACTATAAAGGTGTTACAGTTGCCGGTAGTCACTATGTTAAAGAAGAAGGTAGATTTATTATGGTTAAAGATAGTCCACTATCTGTTAAGATCGATAAAATACCAGTTGTTTATTCATTAGACACAAGTAATAGAAGAATATTTATTAATGATATTGAGTTTGCAGATTACAATGGTGATGGAATTGCTAAAGGATTCTTAGCAAATGCTGGATTCTCTGTAGTTGGTTTTGATAAAGAAGTATTAAGACAAGTTGAAGATAGATTAATTTAATGGCAAAAATAGTAGTTAGAATACCTGAACCTAGAGAAGAATATGATGCTTCGACTCAAAAACAAATTAATAGAGCTTTGCAGTCAGTCGTTGACCAATTGAATTCTACATTTTTACAAGAACTAAATGAAAAATCAGATAGATATGCTTGGTTCAAAGGTGGTATATCTAAAGACGATGGCTGGGGATCTTAATGTCTAATGCATATGTAAATGGATTTTATACACCAGCACAACCTGGTACACCTGAAACTGTGTTTACTTGTCCAAATGAAACTACTACTATATTTCAAACTTTACAGCTTGTAAACGTTAGTGGTAGTAAAAATGTATCTGTATACATATTGGATTTTTCAACAGGAACTTTAAATAGAATAGCTTATGTAGAATTTGATGGACCATTAATTACCAACGTGTTTAAAGGGTCTATAGTGCTGGAAGAAAAGGACATATTAAAGATTGAAACATCTAATACATCTGGTATAACAGGAACAACAGCTGCTTTAGAAACAACAAGAATTTATATACCACAAGGTGCAAGTTAATGTTTATAGAAGAATCAGATATATCTTATACTATAATAGGCGAAAAAAAAATACCTGTTCTTAAATGTAAAACTGAAGTAGTATTACGTAATAAAAATACCAATTACGAATACTCTTCTGACAAAGAAGCAGAGGACGATATCGCAGATCCTAATTCTCCAACTCAAAGAGAATTTGTAGTAAGATCAGTAAAAATTAAAGTAGCTGCAATGCCATTAGGCACAGCATCCGAGGAGAATGATGACAATAAGTAGAATGCAACAACCTAGACAACAATACGGCTTAGGAAGTTTTGTTAAAAAAATTGGAAAGAAACTTAAAAAAGCAGCTAAATCACCATTAGGTAAAATTGCTTTAGGAATAGGTGCGGCTTCTTTAATTCCAGGTGCTGGATTTATGGGAAAATTTAATACCGCTAAAAATTTTTTAGGAGGAGTAGGTGGATATAGTAAACCAGGACAAGGTTTATTAAAAAAAGGATTACTAGGTAAATTAGGTTTAACTGAAGGAGGAGGAGATTTTAGTTTAACAGGTTTAGGTAAAATAGCTTCTATAGGACTTCCAAGTCTTATTGCTGGTATGGGAGCTGATAAAGAAGGTGAAGGTGGTTTTAGCGACAGTGGAGATCGTAAAGAAGGTTTAGAAAATTATTTAAGATATTATTATGGAAACATGAATCCAAATGCAAATCAAAGTGAGATTGATGAATTTGTTAAAGTTAATATGTATGCAGATGGTGGTAGAGTAAACTACCGTGAAGGAACAGCAGTACCCGGTGGTGGTGGAGGTACAATTATGCCTGTTACACTTCCAGATTTTTCAGTTCCAGATAGACCTATTACAAATTTACCAGGAGGACCAGGAACTGGAATAGATCAAAGAAGACCAGCACCAGAACAAAGTGAAGGTGATAAATTATATCAAGATGTATTGGATTATTTAAAATCAGATAGTGATAAAGTTGAAGCTATTGCATCTCCCGATGTAGGTATTTTACCTGATCCTTATGAATCAGCTATGCTAGAAACTGAAAAAGATAGCAGTTTACAAATTTTAAAAGAAAGAGGATATGACACGGATAATATGAATTTTATGAAAGGGGATTTTGGTTTATTACAAGCAGTAAAAGCTTCAGGGGAAGTAGATGGGGCTAAAGAATTATTTGATAAAGGCTTTTTAAATAAACAATATTCTTTTAAAGATTTATATGGAAATATGGATTTAATGGATAAAGTAAATAAACTTTACATGGATAAAATATTTATGCCAGGCTACAGTGGTGCAAGCATTGATAATACTAAAAAAGCATTTAATCCTGATTTTGGAAATAATACTGGAGGAGGTGATAAGTATATTGATGGTATTAATTATCAAAGTAAAATTAAACAAAGGTTAGCTGATGGTGGTAGAATTGGTTATAATGAAGGTACTCCTGAAATGGGAATGATTGATCCTAAAAAAGAAAAACAAGTAAAACAAATGATAGGCATGGGAGCTGATCAAGATCTTATATCTTCTATTACAGGACTAACAATAGAACAAATAGAATTTTTAATGAGAGAAAACAAAGCATATGGTGGTAGAATGGGTTATAATGAAGGTACTCTTGAAATGGGTATGATGGCTTCAGCACCAGATCCAATGGATGAAAGAAATCAAGTTATGGAAACAATAGCTATGGACGAATTTGGTAAATCTTTAAATGAATTAAGTGAAGAAGAAATAATTCAAATTGAAATGATGATAGAGGAAATGGTTAAAATGCAAAATGACCAAAGAAATATGGCAGCTATGGGTGGTAGAATGGGTTTCGCTATGGGAAGTAAACCTGAACAAAACGCAATTCAAGCTGCAGGAATAGAAGGTTTAATGTTAAATCAAAACCCTGCAGGAGTTACAGAATTAGATCTTAGAGAAACAGGTGGTTTTATACCTCCAGTCGGAGTAAAAGAAAAAGCAGATGATATTCCTGCTATGTTAGCTAATAATGAATTTGTATTTACAGCTGATGCTGTAAGAGGAATGGGTGACGGAGATGTTAACGAAGGTGCACAACGTATGTACGACATGATGAGAAAATTAGAAAAAGGTGGGAGAGTATAATGGCAGTTACAGAAACTAGAGTATTACCAGCAACGTATATTGAAGGAGCCGGTAAAACTTATCTTGGCCAATTAAGTAAAGCTGCAGGTAAGTTTGGTGCAGCTGATCTATCTAAATCATATGGAAAACAATTTGTTGCTGGACAAGATCCACTTCAACAAGCAGCAATTAAACAAGCAACTAAAGGTATTGGATCTTATCAACCATTTTTAAATGCAGCACAAGCTGCAACAGGACCTCAAGGTTACAAATCATTTATGTCTCCTTATCAACAGGACGTAATTGATACAACCATGCAGGACTATGATCTTCAAGCACAAAAGGGATTACCGGGTATTGGACAAAACGCTATGCAAGCAGGTGCTTTTGGTGGTGCAAGACAAGGTGTAGCTGAAGCTGAATATGCATCTAACTCAAATAGAAACAGAGCACAATTACAAGCACAATTATTACAACAAGGATTTAGTCAAGCTAATCAAGCAGCAGGTCAACAGTATCAACAACAAATGGGTCTGGCCTCAGGGACTCAAGGTATGTTAGGAACTCAAGTTGCTGGATTATCTACTTTAGGAGCTGGTGTACAAGCACAGAAACAAGCTCAATTAAGTGCACAACAACAATTATCTCAACAACAATTACAACAAGGTTTAACAGCAGCAAATGCTTATGGTTCAGGTGTAACTCAAATGATTGCAGGTTATCCGGGTCAAACTACACAACAGCAGACTCCTAATGTAGGAGCTACACAAACAGCTTTAGGTGTAGGATCAACATTAGCTGGAATATATAAGGCATTAAGATAATGGCTAAAGTATTTAGAAGACCTATGTTTAGAGGTGGATCGACTAATATGAATGGCATTATGTCTGGTATTCAAGATAGACAAAACTATGCAGAAGGTAGTTTTGACGCTCAAAATAAATACAGAGATGAGATGTCTAAAAGTGTTCAATCTGGAATTGATCCTTTAGCTAAATTATTAATTTCTGGAGGAATGGGTGCTTTATCTGAAAATAGAGGTGGCGGAACTTTGGCTAACTTAGGTTTGGCATTTAAAGATCCAACTGAAAGATTGTTTTCTGATTTAGAAAATAGAGATACATCAGAAAGAGAAAATTTATTAAAAGGATTAGGTTTTGATGCAGATAATGAAAGAACAACAAATACAAGATTACAAGCTCTTGCAGATATGAAATCTAAACAAGAACATGAAGAAAATTTATTTAGTCGAGAGATGGAAATAAAACAACAACTTGCTCAAGATAAAACAGATTTAGAGACAACACTAAAAGGTTCTGAGTTAGAAAACAAAATTCAAGTAAAAATTCAAGAAGGTGAAAATAAATTAGCTGAACTTGAATACAAAAAAAATAACCCTACTGCAGCTGGAATGCAAGTAACACCTGCTTTTGAAAACGTTGTTTCAGATAATGCATCAAGGTTTGAAAATAGTAAAAATCCCGCTGTTAAAGCAGCACCCCATCAAACTGCGATTAATATAACTAAGTTTACAAGAGAAGCAGATCCAAAAATACAATCAAAGTATAAAGGCTTTAAACCTTACACTTATAATACAAAAAACGGAGAATTAATGGAACTTCCTACTACTCGATTTAGTGCAGGAGATATTATCTATGATGCGTACAATTCAGATTTTTTAGTTTTTGATAATACTGGTGGAACTTACAAATTAAATCCATTAACATACGATATAGAGGAATAATCTATGGCTATTTTAAGCCTAGACGATCCAAGATTTAAACCTCTTACAGAAGAGGAAAAAAAGAAACAATCTAATAAATTAGATATAGAAAATTCTTTATACAATCAAGAAAATAAAACATTAGAAGCTGAAGAAGATAATGAAATATCTGGTTTAACAGCAACTACTGCAGGAGTTTTATCTGGATTAATAAAAATACCAGAAGGATTTGCTTCGGTTACAGCTGAATTATTTGATCTTGGTGGAGGAAAATTATTAGGAATACCTGACGTTTCAGAAAAAGATATTAGTTATGCAGTTGAAGTAGAAAAGTTTTTTGACAAATTAAATCCTTTTGAAGAATTAGCAGAAGAAAGAGCTGTAGGTAAATTATCAGAAGCCCTTACACAAATAGGAACTTTTGGAACACTAGGTGCTAAAGCTAGTGTTAAAGGTGTAGAATCTTTAGCTAAAAAATTAGTTAATGCAAAAAAATCAAATAAACTAGTTAATCCTAAAAGTAAAAATTTAAAAAAAGGAACAGATAAAGCAGAAAATTTAAATAAATTAACAGGTGCAAAAAGATATGGTGTAATTGCATTAGGTGGAGCTGCTGGAGAAACATTAGTAGTTGATAATGAGAAAATAGGAACTTTTGGAGATTTGTTTGAAGGTGGTCCTACTGAATTGGATAGAGATGTAGTTGACGATCCATCAGAAGATGCTGGAAGAAAATTATTAAACAGATTAAAATTTGGAACAGAATCTGCTTTGCTTGCACCTTTTGTTTACGGAACAGGTCAAAGTATTAAATGGTTAGCTACAAGAGGAAAAGAAGGAGCTTATAGTAGATTTAAATTAGAAAGAGGTTTAGATAAACTAGCATCTGCATTTAGATTTAGAGGAACTAAGCCAGAAGAAATTGCAAAAGCAAAACAAATGCAAAATGCTAAAGTAATGCGAGATACCAATTTTTCTGAAGAAATGGTTTCAAGGCTTGACACTGAAATTGATAAGGTGTTTCCTGAATTTAGAAAATTTTTTAATGCATCTAGTGTAGCTGAAAGAAAACAATTTTTAAAAGGATTAGATGACTTACTTTTTGAAGGTGATTTAACTAAACCTTTAGATAAAAATTTACAAAAACAAGTCTTAAACACTATAATAAAAAGAATGGGAGCAGACGAAGGAGCTATAACAGGTAGTAAAATAATAGATATACTAGGTAAAACTAGAAGAGAATTTAATGATTTGTTAGAAATAACTGCAGCTGGACCTGGAGGAATAGTAGATTTACCTGTAGGAGTTACCAAAGATTTAAGAAAAATAATGGGTAATAGAGTTAAAAATTATATAGGTAATACTTTTGAAATATTTGAAAATTCAGAGGCAGGTTTTTTTTCTAAATATAAACCTACACAAGATTCAATTAAACGAAGTAAAGATTTATTTAAAAGATATGCAGCTAAAAATAAAAATCCAATTACTGATTTAGAAGCAGAAGGTATGGTCAATGACATTATAAAACAGGTTAGAAAAATGGATCCATCGAAAGATACCTTACCTACATTTGCATATCAAAATTTATCTAAAGCTGCTGATGATGCATATGGACTTAAAACATTTTCACAAACATTAACTAAAAATTTACCAGGTGGCTTAAAAGAACTTAGAGTTATAGGTAAAGGATCTAAAGTATTTAGAGAATTGTTTGGTGAGATAGAAGATGTAAGACATTCTGTTTTTGAAGGAATGAATAGACTATCAATTGTTGCAAGAAAAAATCAATTGTTTGATGAAATATTAGATGCAGATCAAGTTGCAAAAGATGCTGTTAAATCAGACACTGCTTTAGGGCAACGTGGTTTTTTTCACGATAGTCCTCTATCTGCAAAAAGAGCTTTTGGACCTGAAGCTGATGTTGTAAAAATGGATGAATACGTTAAAGATTATTTTAAAGAAGGTGTATTAGTTAATAGATTATCCGGAACTTATACTACAAGAGAAATAGCAGAAGGTTTTACAAACGTTTCTAAAATGCAAAATTTTATGAGAGGTGAATCTGGAGGTGCCCCAGGTAAATTTGCTTCTTGGGCATGGCGTAATTTAATTTTAACACCTAAAGCAGGCGCACAATATGCTAAAACAATTTTATCTGTACCAACTCACATAAGAAACTTTTTAAGTTCTGGTGCATTTTCATTAGGTAACGGTGTAATTTTTACTAGTCCTAGAGTTTTTGCAAAAGCAGCGAAAGAAGCATTTGGAACTGTTCAAGTTGGTGGTGTTAGAACACCTATATCACAAGAAAAATATA